GGTGATCGCGCGGGACCGATCATCTTGCGCGAGCGAACTTGCTATTGTAGTACAAACCCTATGTCACTATCCACAGACTACCTACTCCTCAACATTGGACACTCAACCTTAAAGTGGCATTTGGACCGCATCAAAAGCGGATCGTTCACCATTGACCAAGTTGCAATGTTCTACGCTCCCGATCCCAAGAAATCGGTTTACAAAACCGTTACCCGAGGTCTTGAAGAACTGGTCAAGATGAAGCCCGAGAACTTGCCGATCCAACTGCGATGACTCAAACCGAGTACGTTAAACACAGTGGCTTAACCAAAGGAAGAGTCTCGCAGCTAACCGCAGCAGGGATGCCGTTGACCTCCCCAGAGGAAGCAGACGCTTGGAGAGGATCGCGCAAAGGGATTGGTGGCAGACCGTCAACGCTCCAGCGAATGACCGCGATCCAGCAGCAACCATCACCAGAACTCGCTGGAGGCCCATACAGACCTCCTGAAGCGTCAGCCGCTATCAACGCTGCTCTAGCAACAGAAGACTCCCCGCAGGGAGCGTATGAGCGACAGAAGAAGATCGAGCGAGCCGCTTATGATCTGGCGGTTGAAGCGTTGCAATCTCGGTCCCTCGATGCTGGCCGAATGGTCTCGGTCCACGCTACCGCCGCGAAGAATCTTATATCGAGCCGCGATGACGTACTGGCTCAATCTGAGAAGGAGCGAACACTGGTCTCTGGTGCTTGGGTTAAGAAAGCAATGCAGGAACACGATGGAGCAGTGTCCCAACTGCTGAAGTCGATGCCGAAACAGTTATCCGGTCGCATTGCTCCGCATGATCCCGAACACGCTGAGCGCGAGTTGGAGCGTTGGGTTCAAGAAGTATGTCTCAAAACTCTGCACCAGACTGACCCGTGGAAATCTTAAACTGCCAGAAGCCAGCCGGTATAGAATCGCTTCGACAGAACCGAATCGCGATCAAAGCTATCGAGCGGCAGACCGGCTTAGAGTTCTTGTCGATATCAGACCAAGAGCCTTCCCGCATTGATGGCTTCATCTTCGATCCGTTCAAAGGAATCATCACTGGAATCTATGAGGTCAAAACTCGCAGCTACGGTCTCCACAAGCTCCAGACCACATTTGGGAATGAATGGATGATTTCGTGGTCTAAGATTCAAGCGGCTCTGGAAGTCACAAGACGCACAAAGCTCCCGTTCTACGGAGTGCTGCATCTGCTGGATGACAACATTGTTATGATGGTTGAGATCTTTAACCGCAATGCGTCTTGGGCTGCAAACCATAAGGTGGAAGACCGTCTGGTTAACGGAATAAAAGATCGCATGGCGTTAATTAATATGGCGACCGCTATGCAATATAAGATGAGCCAACTATTCTGATGACAGACCTAGAGCTTGAAATCCTAGAGTTCCGCCGACAGTTATGGCGACCGACTCCACGGCAATCTGTTGTCGAATGGGCTGAGGCTAATCTTACACTGAGTCAAAGACAGACAGAGCATCCCGGTCCTTTCTCGACTGCGGTGCGTCCATATTGCCGAGAACCGTTGGAATCTTGGAAAGATCCAGCGGTCTCCGAGGTTACTCTGTGTTGGGGAAGTCAGACCAGCAAGACAACGACGCTAATGGCCGGTCTTGCTTGGTCCATCGACGTGGAGCCGTCTCCTGCGTTGTGGTTAATGCCGTCTGAGAATCTAGCTCGCAGCTTTAGCAAATCTCGCTGGCTCCCTATGCTGGAAGACTCACCGGCAATGATTGCACGGTTCCCGACAGACAAAGATCAGATAACCAATCTTGAGCAGCAATTTGACCGCTGCACTTTGACTTTTGTCGGGAGCAACTCACCGGCAAATCTAGCTTCCCGTCCCGTCAGAATCCTAGTTGCAGATGAGGTGGACAAGTTTGCTGACGCGACCGCAAAAGAAGCCGATGCTCTAGATCTTGCCGAGCAGCGGCTCAAAGCGTTCTCCAGTTCCAAAGCGTTTTTTACTAGCACTCCGACAACCTCCGAGGGGAGAATCTGGCAGCGATATCTGAGAGGAGACCAGCGGAGGTATTACATTCCCTGCCCATACTGCCGCGAGCATATCAAGCTGGAGTGGCGACAAGTAACGTGGGAAAACGAGAAGCTTGAGGATGGACGACCCGACTGGCAGCGCATCCGTACTACCGCCCACTACGTCTGCCAATTATGCCAAGGGAAGATAAGCGACAGCCAAAAGGTTGCAGGGTTACGTCACGGCAAGTGGATCTCGGAAAACAAAGCCAGTCTCCCGAGCGTAAGGTCTTACCACTTGTCGTCTCTGTACTCCCCAGACCGCAAATGTACTTGGGGAAATCTTGCCGTCGCGTTCTTGGAAGCAAAATCCTCAATGATGGGATTGCAGGGATTCATCAACGGTATGCTCGCGGAACCGTGGGAAAATCAGGAGACTCAACAGGACCGAGTTGAGATTGTCTCTGACGCTGGAATCCCTGAAGCCAGACGATATCTGACCGCTGACGTACAAGCTGCCGCTCCGTTCTTGTGGTGGGTCTGCCGAGAATGGAGCAAAGGTAACTCTCGACTTGTTGGAGCCGGTCACGCTGATGATTTTGCCGCACTCCGTAGGATACAGTTGCAATACAACGTCCACGATATGGATGTTGGAGTTGATTCCGGTTACAACACTCAAGCGGTCTATGATGCTTGTGCTGAGTTTTCTCAGAGTAGTGCAAGCCCGATAAACTATCCCTGCGGTCTTCGCTATCCACCAGAGGGAGGTCTCCGAAAGCCAATGCTAATCGGCTGGTTGCCGATGAAAGGACGCGAGACCGGAGCTAGATTTACCAGCAAGACCGGCTCGATCCATCCCTTTGGAATTACAACGTCAACCTCGATGCGGACTGACGCTGTACAACCGTTGTTGGTTTTCGACACCGAGCACATGCGTGAGGTACTCCAGCGGCTCCGTAAGGGAAGCGAGACGCATCAATGGAGTGTTTGTAGCCTCCCTGCTCCACTAGACGTTGAGGGAGCTTTTGCGAGCGATTCTGATACATACTGGAAGCATCTGGACAGTCACATTTTGCGACCAACAGCGAACCGCTCCGGTAGGATCAAACATCTGTGGTACAAGCGAAACACTCGTTGGCCGGACCATTTGCACGACTGTGAAATCATGCAGTTGGCAATGGTAATGTTGTGGGGAGACCTAACTTCCAGTACCTCCGAAAATTCTAGTGGTTGACAAACTTCGCGGTCTGTTGATAGTCCGCGCAAGTGTTCACTTACACGGTAGCAACTAAGCGGTCATACTTGCGTACTACCTACGCGAGCAAAGCTGCTTTGACATTGCTTGAGGCTTTGACGGCAAAGCTGACTGTTTCCGCTAACTCGATGGAAAGCGGGAATGTGGTCCGCAGCACTTCCAGTTCTGACGTTTCCGTTGAGTTCGCTGAACCCGGTAAGGGTACGGCAGCACCAATTGAGATGCTGCAAATGTGGGAGTCTCTGCTAACGGATTACGATTACGCTGTGACGCTCCTCGCTGGAGACGCAATCCCTAGTCCCACCGATCTCCAGATTTACAACAAGATGCTGACCGCCGTTCTGGTTTCAACCACTCGGTATTATGCGGATTTCACGCAATTCCGTCGTGAAGCCACAACCCGAATGAGCTAATGGGATTCCTTCAAAACATAGCGAACAAGTTGTTTCCTGCTCCCGTAAACAAATACGAAGGAGCCGGTCAGTCATTGCGTCGTTCGTATCTCGATACGTCTTACACTTCCGCGCGGTTTGATGTCACTAGTTCGACTCGTCAAGCCATCGTTCGCAAGTCTCGCTTTTTTGAGCAAAACAACGCTGTTCTCAATAGGCTTGGTGATCTGTTTGAGAGCTACACTGTTGGCTCCAGCTTCTCGGTTCAACCAGCCTCCAGCGATTCCGCTTGGAACCTCAAAGCCAAGAAGTGGTTTGATGTCTGGAGCCGTTATCCCGATATTGGCTCTCGCCAGTCATTCTCCACTCTGATGGGGCAAGCCGCTCGCGGTTGGTTCTACGATGGTGAGTCGTTCTTGTTGTTGACCAAAGGAGAGACCGGCAAACCTCGATTGCAGTTAATCGAAGCTCAATCCATTGCAACTCCAGCAGGGATGCAAGCAGACGAGACCGTGTTTGACGGTATCCGGTTTGATCCTCGTACCGGACGAGCGATATCCTACTTTATTGGATCGGAAAAAACTCAGGGTAACCTGACTGATGTTCGATCCATTCCTTCTGACTCGGTTGTACATATCTACGAGCCGAATCGTCCCGGACAGCTTAGAGGTCTTCCGTTTGTCTCCGCTGTCATTAACGATCTGCACGATCTAGATGATCTGCAAAAGCTGGAGATGGAAGCTTGTAAGCTTGGCGCGTCTGTCGCTCAAATCGTTAAGACTGACGCTGGTGAAGTCCAAGCGAGCAACCTCCGCGCTGGTACTGCTGGAGCAAGCGTAAACACCGCCGAGAACTATTACGAACAGGTCTTTGGATCTGGCGTAAAGGTAATGAAGAACGGTGACAGTTTCGAGCAGTTTGCAACCGAGCGTCCCGGCGTTAATATGCGGGAGTACTGGCGACAACTGACTGAGAAAGTCTGCGCTGGCGTTGGTATCCCTTACGTTCTGGTTTACCCAGAGTCAATGCAGGGGACTGTTTATCGCGGTGCGCTAGATATGTCGTCTGTATGGTTCCGTTCTCGCCATCAAGTCATGGCATCAGCGGCTCGTCGTATTTACGAGTACGCGATGGAGTACGCGATCAAGAACGATCCTACTCTCAATGACGCTCCCTCGGATTGGTACGAAGTATCAATCACCGCTCCACGCAGCCCGAATGTTGACGTTGGCCGTAATTCTGCGGCTCAATTGGCAGAGCTAGAGGCTGGCGTTGTTACCTTTGATGAGGTCTACGGAGCGCGTGGTCTCGACTGGCGTTCTGCTTTAGAGTCAAAAGCCCAACAAGCTTTGTTTGTACGTCAACTTGCTGCGAAATACGGAGTCGATGTATCTGAGATTTCGGTGATTCAGAAAGAGCGTCCCGCAACTAGTGTTGCAACGGCTATTGACATTCCAGATGATCCTTCTGAATCTCCGTCCCCAGTCGCTCCGTCAGAAGGTGGGTCGCAACCTGTTGTTGTAGAGCAGGAAGAGATTACCGCTACCGTTAAGAAGACTCGGAAACCAAAAGCCAAGAAAACCGAATGAGTTTCACAAAGAAATCTGATTGGCTTTACTACGCTCCGGCAAACGCTGCCGGTGATCCTGCTACCGTTCAGATATTCGATCAGATTGGCGAAGACTGGTACGGCGGTTCCGGTCTATCTGCAAAACAGTTTTCCGATGTTCTCAACGAGATTGGCAACGGTCCGCTGCTTGTAGAGATCAACTCTCCCGGCGGTAACGTCTGGGATGGATTGTCCATCTACAACCAGTTGCGTGGTCGCAAAGCTCCGGTGACCACTCGCGTTGTGGGTATCGCTGCTTCTATTGCTTCTATTATCGCTCTTGCCGGTGATCGAGTAGAGATGGCTGATGCCGCTCTAATGATGATCCACGACCCATCAGGGATGGCTTCTGGCACTTCCGAGGATATGCGGAAAATGGCTGAGGCTTTGGATCAACACGCTGAGGTCTTGGTTGGGGTCTACCATAAGAAGACGGGACGTTCCGCTGAGTCTATCCGTGCTGCAATGAAAGCGGAAACTTGGTTTACTACCGCTGAGGCTCTAGCTTTTGGCTTGGTGGACAAACCCATCAAGCAGTTGGCTATGGCCGCTAAATGGCATCCTCGCGCTGTTACTAAGACTGCTCCTGAGACGGTCAAGAACAACCTCCGTCGAGGTCTTGAGCAATACGAGGAAGGTCTTGCTGGCGACGGTCTAGAACCCGCAACCGTCACCGATGCTAAATCTCTGGTCGCAGGAGAGGCTCCTACCGAAGACAAGATCCGCAAAGCTAATGCTTGGTGGGGACGCAATGAGCGTTTCCTAGAAGGGGAACCTAATACTCCTGCGGACGTAGCGGCTAACCTCTGGGGAGGTGCTGCTGGACGCGATTGGTTCTCTGCTCTCTTTGCTCAACTAGAAGAGCCGTCTGACACAAACACAGACAAAACACTTTCGACTGATGGCGAAAAAACCATCAACGATTCTGGCGTGGACTCCACGCCGCAACCAACACAAACCACCGACACACATATGTCTGACACTGCTACTACTGTGACGGCTGCGGCTGCTCCTGCCGCTCCCGTTGATCTCACTGCGATTCTCGCGAAGCTTTCCGCTCTGGAAGCTTCGATCAAATCGCCCACCGCCGCCCCCGCTCCTGATCCGGTTCGTCCCGTGATCGTGAATCTGGGTAACCCGCTATTGGAAAAGCACAAGTCTCTCCGCGCTGGTGCAGAGCGTCAGCGTTTCCTTATCGAGAACCACAGCGAGTTGCTGCGTCAGAATGCAATTCTGGCTCCTCAGAACAACACGTTCACCGGCTCTTTGGTTGTTGATTATCTCGCGGATGCAATCATTACCGTTGCGACCTCAAAGTTGGCGATGATCTCCAGCTTTACCCGCAACGTCGGCTTGGATAACCTTCGTCCCCGAGCGAAAGTTCAAGTCAAAAAGTTTACTTCTGGTGATGACGTTGTTCCCAATGCTACAAACTTTGAAGATAGTGCTGTCAATAATTCCGTTTTGGCGGCCACTGAGGTAACTGTTCAGCAGTTGACCAAAACCTTTACTGTCACTCAGCAGGAACTGAATCAGGGTTTCGCTATTAGCGATCTGGCGATGGGTTCCGCTGAGATCTTCGCTCTTGGTATTTCCAAGAAGGTCACCGCTCAGATGACTGCCGCTCTGTTTGGTGCTGGTACTGTTATTGGTACTGCTGCCAACTTTGATTCTAGCGACCTCCCTGCGATCTTGGCTCTTGCCAAGAATTACCGCCAGAAGTTGCTTCTATTGGATGGTGGACACTTGGCTCGCCTCATGTTCTCCGGTCAGCTCACAGCCGCCGCTGGAACCAACCCGTTCCCTGACAGCCGATACGGCCCGTTGAACAACGGTTATTTCGGCTTCAACAACATCTTGGAGCAGAACGATTTCACTGGTGCTATCGCCAACACTGCTGGCTTCGTCTGCGGTCAGGACGCTATCGCAATTGCGAGCGGTCTGCCGGTTGGGATGATTGCTGGCGAGTTTGTGGAACAGCGTAGCGTTGACTTGAGCAACGGTCTTTCTGTGTTGCTGTCTGTCTGGTATTCCCGTGCCACCCGCGCTCATATGGCTTCTTACGATATTATGTTCGGTGCGGCTGCTGCGGATACTACGCAAGCTGAGGTTCTGATCACCGCCTAATCCTTAAGGATATGCGTATTGCAACAACCATAGCAGTGGACAAGACCGGCAAAACGAAATTGCTGGCTGGTCCCGAAATTGATGCGACTCTCCAGCGCACTAATTTCAACACTGTTTCTGTTCCTGAAGGAGGCAAGCTCATCTTGTGGGTACAAGGAGCCTTAGCACCGAAGATCCGAAAAGGTTAAACAACCAAAACTGGGAGGGTCACTGGACACGCTGGTGACCCTCCCTTTAACCGAAACACAATTTTATGGCCGTTCAAGCAGATATTTCGACCGAGTACAGCATGGGCCGAGAAGGCTTCGCGCTGGTGACTACAACCGCCGCTCAGACCGGCAACTGGGCTGGCTTGATTCCGACCGAGCCGACGGTGTTTACGTCCATCACCGGCTACCAGATCTCCGGCACTTGGACATCCAAGACGATCCCTGCTGGCCTACCGCTGGTGGGTAATATCACTGGATTTCAGATTTCATCCGGTTCTGTCGTAGCGTTTAACGCCAGAGCCTAATGATCTCAATCGGAACATCAATCAACAGGACGCGATCCTATAATGGGATCATGCCTGAGCC